TGGGTTGTTGAGCAGTTTAAGCAGACTTGCTCAGGTCTGAGTTACTATCTAACTGGCTTGTTAGATTACTTGATTGTTACTGTTGTCCAGCGATAATCGCCGTTATCAAGAGCCAATTTTACACGACTTTGATTTGGCTTTACATTTACAATTTCTGTAATTGTGCCTGTTACATTACTACGCTGTGTTGTGAATAGGTCACCAACCTGGTAAATCTTATTTCCTACTGTCATTTTTTTTCCTTTTCTTGTTGTTGTTAGTAGTAGTCTACACTAGACCACTGACATTTGTTTTTTATCTTTGATTTAATAAAGATTTACAACCTACGAAAGGGCATTTTATGTGTTGCACCCTATGGATTGTGTAGGTATATTTTCCCACGCTATGGGTGCTATGTGTTTTAGCCTGTGCCATAGTAGGCACTAATAGCAGGGCGGTAGTTAGTAAGATTATTTTAGTTTTCATCATTTCCCCAAGTCTTTACATCTAGAACCATAGCATAGATTAGCATAGATAGTGGCACTATGGCAAGTAGCATAAGGGTACGGATTATGTATGTTAGAACTATCATTTATAGCACCTCATCTACATCAAAAGAAGCAACGGGAATAAATACATCTGCGACATCAGACTCAGCATAGAGTGTGTCCATCATAGATTGGTACTCATCATTTAATTCAGACCAGCGGTCTGTGTTAGTGTTATCAAATGAATATGTCATTAGATTAACCTTTCTTTCATTTGGCTAGACTTTCTAGCCTCTGTCCTTGCCTGATTATTTGCTAGTGTATTACTAGGCTCACAGGATTTATTTATATTTAATTGTATGTCGCTAGTATAGCACTAGCCACTGACATTATCAACACGACACGCCGTGTAGATGAGTGTGATTTACTTCACACCCATTACTAGGGACATATAACGCTTAGCGATTAGTACCGCTTTAGGGTTAAGTGTAGTAGTAAAACGAGATGTACCCATCTCGCTAGGGTACTTAGCGTTGATACGCTGAGCAATGCTAACAGGTATCATTTTAGGGGCGGGAGCATAACCGCCAGCCTCTAGACCAAAGTCTTTAGCAATATCCATACGGATTTCATTATAGTAGTTATTTAGTGTAGTCATTTTAGACCACCTTTCTTTATTGACACCTTGTCAATTTCTTATAGTGTAACTATAACACACACTACTGACATTTTCAACTCGCAAATCGGACATGTCGGACATTTTTTATGTGATATACACCACATTACACGCTCAAAATGCTTACAAATCGGACATTATGGGCGCACTATTTTTTTTTATTTTGCTTTTTAAAATCTGTATCATACAAATAATTTGGCCATTAACATTTTGGTCAAATCTGATTTTGCCTGTTATAATAAGGTATGAGCTTTGTACAAGAATTTCAAGAAGTAATGCACGGGGACAAAATAAAATTTTGGAAGAATGCTTTTCCAAATACTTTATCCTGGGATCATTTTTTATATCAAAGACATGAAGGTAATAAAACAAGACCTACAAGATGGGATAATCCTGACTTCTCTATAACATACGAATTAGAAGGATCACCTAATATGGTAAAGATTCCTGAGTTTGAATTTTTTAGAAACTCTTTATTAGCGGTTTGGGGAGATAGGTTGTGGGATGAACCTGCTCATATAATGTCTACAACATTAGGAAGAGCTGGGGGACTTTGGTTACATGAAGACGGGTGTGAACAAATACATTGGAATTGTGTTGGAAAAACCAAATGGACAACAATAGATTTAGATGGTAAAGAAGAAAACTATTTTATGGAACCTGGGGATTTAATTTTTCTTCCTATAGGTATAAAGCATGGAGTAGAAACATTAGATCAACCAAGAGCAGGTATTGCCTACTCTATTAAATTTAAGGATATGATTTGAAATATAGCGATTTAGCAAATATGATTGACCATTCATTGCTTCAACCAAATTTAACAGATTATGAAGTAGCGGAGGGAATCAATTTAGCATTACGTTATGGCGTATACTCTGTTATGGTAAGACCTACACATGTATCATTTGCTAAAGAATTAGTAACATCTAGCTCTTTAAAGGTAGCAACAGTTGTAGGATTTCCATTTGGATACTCTCTACCTGAAGTTAAGGGTTTAGAAACTCAAATTGCAGCAATGCAAGGAGTAGATGAAATTGATATGGTGCTCAATATTGGAGCTTTAAAGTCAAAAAACTATAATAATGTAGTAAAAGAGATAGAATTGGTCAAAAAATATGCAGAATCTAGACCTTTAAAGGTAATTTTAGAGACTGCATACCTTACAAATGAAGAAGTTGAGCAAGGATGTTGGTTATCTGAGCAAGCTGGAGCTAATTTTGTAAAAACTTCAACAGGATATGCTCCTGAAGGTGCTAAAATTGATCATGTTAAGCTCATGAGAGAGTCAGTTTCAAAAAAAGTTGCAGTAAAAGCTGCAGGAAAAATTAGAACATTAGATTCTGTCTTAGAATTTTATGAAGCGGGAGCTACAAGATTTGGATTAACAGCAACGGAGGATATTTTAAATGACTTTATCTCAAGAAATGCCTAAGTGTAACAGATGTGGACATGTAAAAGCTAGATTTTCAACTATTTTAAACGGAAAAATTTTAAGATATTGTTTATGGTGTGTTCAAAAAATGAGATCTTTTGAAAACAACGCAGATCACGATAGTGTATCTGCTTAGAAATTTGATAAAATTTATTTCTTGACATTTTCTTCATTTTCTTCAAAAATAAATGATGGGGCGGGAGCTAGAATCTCTCCAGATTCGTGCATAGCAAATAATCCTTTTGCATCAGCACCTAATTTATCTGCAATTATAGATAACATATCATAATTTCTCTGGGATTGTATAAATATAGCCCCTAATAGCTCTCTCATATTGGAGAGTATCTCAATTATATCTCTATCATTGAGTTCATCGCCTAAATTACCCACCTAATATCTCCTTTGTTATATAATCCCACTTTTTGGCTTCCATTCCCGCTGAATTGTTTATAACTAAATCGCCATCTTCATTATTCATCGTATAAAGCCAAGATTTGGGACTACTTAATGAAATTTTGCCAACAAGTATATACTCTTTATTTTGTTTTATTTCTATTGTTATAGAAAAGCTATCTTCTTTCTCATCGTGCGCCTCAATATAGGCTCGTTCAATCTTTACTTTTGCCATTACCATTATCTAACACAGGATAATCTTTATCCATCATATTATTAAATTCTTCTGATCCAAGCCAAAAAATATTTTCATAAACATTCCAAGAAAAATTGGAACTTTTTGCCATATAGTATTCAAATGCCCAAGATAAGACTTCTGAATCCAATTTTCTTCCCGCCTCAATTAGTTTTGTATATTCAACTCCGTGTACAGTCCGTGTTGAAAATATAGTATGACTTCTTGAAGGTTTAAAAGATTCTGGCATATCAGGATTTGTTAACCAATCGCATTTAAATATTCTACAAGGATTGTCAGGACGTACTTCGTACGCTTTACAACCTACGCCTTCTTCTACAAATTTGCAGATTGTCCTTTTTGCACCTTCCATACCCATAGATACTGTAGGTGTACCGTCTTTTAGGCTTATATCAGCCTTTAAAAAGCCTTCACAGCATTTTGTGCAATCTCCACAAGATCTTCCTTTAACTATAGGTAAAAAGTCCATTTTCCTGCTTTCGGCTCACTCATTTTTTATCTTTTTAATTTGCTCAATAATGTTTTCATAAAGTTGTTGCCCAGCAATATTTTTATAACCACATGCTAAACATTGTAACACAATTTTATCATTTTCATCTTTGTGAATTAAAGGAAATATTACATCAGGATCTTCTATGTGCATAGGACAGGCGATAGGTTTTACCCGTCCCGCCTGCCCTAAGTTATAATACTGCGAAAATATTTGAATTTTCATCAGTAAGCTATGTTTGCCTTCTGAAATACAGATGTGACATATTGGTAAACAGTTGGATTACCTGGAACTGGCTTGCTCCAAGTATTTACATTGTTTGCCCTTGCAGGATATAAATGTGCTGCCACTGCTTTTCTCCAATCATGAAATCTTCCATAATTAAATTGAAGTTCATGGATGATTCTTGCATCTTGCACCCATTCAGGTGCTAGACAGGCTGATTTATAGCCCATAAAGTTATCCCATGTTTCCGTCATGTACTGATAAGCACCACATGCTTGACTGGAATAAGACTTGCGATAATATGCGTTTACTCCCCCAGTTTCTTGGGATTTAATTGCATTTGCTAGTCTTGAGATTATTACCCTTTGATCTACTCTTTGTTTTAAATTTAGCATTAAGCTATATGCGGGCATTTGAAAAGGTTTTCCAGAAGACAGATCATTAATTAAATAAACTGTATTATTA